TTATTAGGGAATGAACCACTAGTAATGTCTATTTGATTTTCTGTTGGGTTATAAGAAATTATTTGATCTCCTATTACACTTGAAATAAATCGTGGTGAGTTTGGATCTAAATTTACATTTGTAAATGATTCAAGAACAACTTTTTTATTTGTTCTATCATTACCTTGACGAATTATTACATTAAATGTACCTGATCCTGTGTTTGAGTTTGTAATTTCCCATCTAACATTATCTAAAGATCCTGAAACTAGAGATCCATCAGCATTTAATGCCCCTGAGTTATTCATGATAACTCCTTCAGAAATTGTTTCTAAAGCAAATGAAGAAGAAGTAGCATCGATATAATTTGGGATTGTTGTTGAAGTTGCCGGTGTATAAGAACCTGTTACAATTCTAGCAACTAATAAAGAATTTCCTCCATTATTAAAATAATTATATGCCGCAATTGATGTTAAGTATGAATAAGTATCACTTCCACTTACAAATGAACCTCCAAATCTATTTTTATAATCTGAATATGAGGTTACAACTATTGGAATTTCTACTGGTCCTTTAACTGTTGGTCCTATGATTGCTGCTCCTACTTTAACAGGAATAGGTGAAATAAAAGTATTGTCTATTTCATTAAGAGATACTCCTGGTGATGTTAAAAAGTTTGCCATTTTATATTAGTGATTTATTTTATTATAAATATTATATTTTTATTCAAAAGTTACTCCTGTTTGTGTAACATTAAAATCTAATACTATAAATTCAGCTGTTCTTACAGGTTGGAGAAATATAGCACCAACAAGTTGGTTATTATCAATTACAGTTGATGTGTTATTAGTCTCATCCATTACTACTCTATAAGCATTTAAACCTTGTCTTTGCTGTATTGATGATAAATAAGGATTTACTTGAGATATAAAATCATTACGGGTTGCTGCAGTATTTTGTTCAAATACTAATGAATCTGCGATTTGTTTTATAGTTGATTTTAATTCTATTAATAAACGACGTACATTTACTCTATCTAAAGCACTTTTCTTTTTCTGAAGGGTTTTTTGACCGAATACTGTCACCCCTGAGTTAGGGAAAGTAGCAATTGGGTTAATATTTGCTTCATATAAAATATCTCTATTTCCTTGAGTTAAAATTCTTTCAGCTTTAATTACTGTGGATAAAGTTCCACGGTTAATTCCTGCAGGTGCTATCCAAGGTTCTGAAATCGAGTCTGTAAAAGCATAAATACTTGGCATCATTGTTGAAGCAGGTACCCAAACTTGTTGTCCTGTATTAGGGTCTAAAATTTGTAACCAAGGCCAATAAGTAGCAGCATATGAACTATTTACAGTAGATGCTTCACTTACTACTTCTAATATATTAGCATTATAATCTAACATATCTACTATAGCCATAGTATCACCTCTTTCTTGACATAATGTAATTAATGAATTTACTACAGAAGCATGTGAAGCAAAATCTCTAACTAATCCAGGTATTGAAATATATTTGAATTGATATTCATCTTTGTTAGAAAGAAGATTTATTGATTGTGTATAGTCAGAAGCTACTAAACCCTGTGAGTTAGTATTAGTTATACTATCATAATATTTTCCTTCTGTAGAAGGAATATTAGTTCCTACTGCACTACCAAATGAACCACTTAAAGCTATTGGAATTGATGAAGTAAATGCTGATACTGGATCTCCTGAGTTGTTTATATAATAAGGAGTTTTTCGGTTTACTTGTTTGACTCTTATATATCTAGACTGGTTTTGGTAGTTACCAGAGAGTTGAAGGAAGGTATCGGAACCATCAGTTGCTATTGTTGTGGTTTGATTACCTATGACTTTTTCAATGTAATTAGGGGTTGTTGGATCAAGTGTTAAATTATCCCAGGTTTCTAATACCACAGGAGAGAGTCTATCATCATCTCCTCTACGAACTAGTAAAGTAAAAGTACCTGAAGAGGTATTTGGAGAGACGATTTGCCATCTTATGTTATCTGAAGAACCTGAAGGGAGAGAACTATCTGCATTTTCTGTAGAGTCACTATTCATGATTATTCCTTCAGATAATGTTTCAAGTTCAAATATTGTACCTAAAGTTCCATCACTACCAGAAATAAATGAGCTAGTAGCAGGTGTAAATGAACCACTTGTAACACGTGTTACTAATAATGAAGTTCCTCCTCTATTAAAGTAATTATATGCTGAAATTGAAGTAAAATAAGTATAGTTTTGGCTTCCACTAATAAAAGAAGTACCAAACTTATTTACATATTCAGAATAAGTTGTTACAATTGTTGGTTTTTCAACAGGTCCTTTTACTGTAGGACCAATGATAGCAGCCCCAGCTTCAATAGGTTGTTGGGTAATAAATGATTGATCATTTTCAATAGTTAATACTCCAGGGGATAATATAGTTTCAGCCATTTAATGTATTTTATTTATAAATATTTAGGGGGTTTGGTCTATTTTAGAAAATTCACCGGTTTCGATATTTAATGAAATATCACCATATTTTTCTTTTATAGATTTTGTGAAAGATTGTTCTTTTATTTGTGTTTCTTTTAGAGTTTTTTTAACACTTTCGTATCTTTCTTCTATTTGTATTTTAATAATTTCAATTTCTCCTAATTCATATTGGATATTTTGAAAATCTTGTTGAAGTAAATGTAAAGTTTCTAATTCTTCTTTTGTTAAAACTTTTTTTTCTATAACTATTGACATATTATTTTAAATTTAATTATTAAACAGTAAAATCACTTCCTGTTGCTGTGTATATTTGTACATTCCAACCACTATTATAACTAACTAATTCAATTTTAGTATCAGGATATGGTTTTCCGGCAGTTGATTGAATTAAAGATGAAGCTGATATAAATTGCCCACCTGCATTTCCAGAAACATTTCCATACATCTTTCCAGCAGTTTGTTGTAATCTAAAATCTGCACTTGCTCCGGGAGTAGGATTTATAAAGAGAATAGTGTATTTTGTTGGGAATGTAGGTATAGTGTTTAAGGATAATCTAACATCATTTACACCATCTTGTCCTAAATCCACTAATAGAGTCCCTCCAGCATAAGCAACATTCTCAATTGCAGTATTTACTGCTGAACTATTATCTACAGATGTGTAAGGAGAATAAAAATTACCTTCATTAAATGCTACACTTCCTGTTACTATTAAACTACCAGAGATGATTGCTGATCCTGTGTATGGAAAAGAAGAACCACCTTCTGCATTTAAAGCATATGATGCAGTAGTAGCAAAAGAAGAGGTAGTAGCAAAAGATGCGGTAGTAGCAAAAGATGCGGTAGTAGCAAAAGATGCGGTAGTAGCAAAAGATGAGGTGGTTGCATAAGATGAAGTGGTTGCATAAGATGCAGATAAATTATTAATTACCCCAGGTTGGCCTTGAATAGAGCCTGTCATATTAAAAGAACCAGATAATGAAATATCATATGCTTCAAGACCCGTAAAAGCGTCTATAGATTGTGTTACATGCCATGTTTCAACAGTATTTCCTGTGGTTATTCCAATTTTTGAAAAAGTATTAGCCATTTATTTTTTATTATAAATATTGTAAATACCTAAATTAATCAATTCTAAAGTCTGACAATCTAATCAGTACCTTTTCATGTAAAGATTCAGTGTCATAGTTGAAGTTATCTACCTTAACATTTTCTAATGTAACTCCATATTTACATCCGTTAACTCTAAGAATTAAATTAACAGAAATCTCCATTCGACTTGGCATTAATGTTATACCGTCATTTTGGATTTCAATTTCCGGGTTTTCAAATTCAATGTTGTGATTTTCAAATTTGTATTTCATAGTTGTGTTTTAATTTATAATCCTAATTCAGTGAGTGTGTATGTTCTGCATATAAAAGCTGAGCGACCTCCTCCTTGAGATGATATGTTTAACGATGTTTGGTAGTGAAAAAATGCAAGTGTGGACGTGCCTGTTACTCCCTCAAATGTACTAGTCCATATACTAGTCCTACTATTTGTTATCGAGTGGTTAAATGGAGCATAGTTAAAAGGATTTCTGTAAACTGAATAATTCCAAATGTTAGTTGTTTCTCTAACGTTACAAACATACCATCCGCTTAATGAATTTCGTGTATAAGGTTGACCGGATAA